GGCCTGCCATACGTTGCACTTCGTTGATGGGTACGGCCTGAATTGATAACTCTGTTGTGTACTCCGCGAGGTCTTGTAGCATTTCCTCAACGTTGTCACGATCGGCGCCAGTACGGGATGCGAAACCGCCCTCCTGAATTTTCGCTTCAGTGGCTGTCTTGGCTGTTGATACTGTCCCTTGCTGTGCTTCCTGCACACCAGAAATCCGCTCCATGTCGCGAAGCGTGGCTGTTGTGTCATACACACGCGGGTCAATTGCGGCAACGGGCTTTGCTGCAAAAAGCTTACGAATATCGTCGCCTTTTGTCGGACTTATCCCGACGAACTCTTGTGCGACAGCGGCTTCGATTTTCTGCATGTCTGACTTACTTATTCCCTGGGCGTCAAAAATAGTGCCAGGTACCGACCGCTGATGCGTATTCTTCCTGCAGCTTTTTCAGCCTGTCGCTCAGTGATTGGGGATGACGTTCGCCGTCAACCTCAAAAAACGAAATGTTGAAATACGGATAAAACCGCGACGTTGCATACGTCGGTGGATACGGCGGAACCGCCCACCTACCAACGCCGTCGATAATAGTCTTGACGTGGTTGTCGCGCTTGTCCCAAATTTCTATGACCCGGGCGAACGTAATGTCGTCGCCTGTGCTGCCGCCAGCTTCTGAGCGGGTGAAGCGTCCATGCAGCGAGTTAGTCTGGTTGTACTGGTCGCCGCTTTGCTCTCCACTATAGTCGAGATCACCGCCAATGTTGTAGTTGGCCCGCTGGTAATACTCTGCAATGCTGGCAACATCTTCAATGGTGAGGCGCGGAAACTCAGTCCGTACCTCGTCCAGTGGAATGTAAATTTCGTTCCCATTCCAGTTAGCGTCAAGGTGGTCTGTAAGGTCCGGCACATCTATGCTGACTTGCACGTCGTCAGCCTGTACGAAATCAATTGCCAGCCCGAAGCGATGTGCCACTTCAAGCTGCGCTGTAAGGCTCACGCGCAGTTGTTCCAAATCCTTTATCGCAACTTGTGTCTCGTCAGCATCAAGATTGCCTTCCTGCAGTTCAACTTGTTTCGCCTGCAAACGTTTCATGTTGTCTTCGAGGTCGTTTAACTTACCCTTTACTACTGGGTCGTTGCGTGTCTCATGGGTCATTATGACTTTTAGCCAGCCTGTCCCGACTGATAGTGCTGATCGAACCCCTTTACGCACAGCTTTCTTCAACCGTGCTTTTTTCCATAGTCGGCTGACAACGATCGAATTCGTCTCAGCAAAATCAGCAGCGTCTTGTGAAGTGTCGCCGACCACCTGTGCTGGTAAGCTGACCACGTCCGGGTCTTTGGCATAAAGAAAGCTCACCAATATGTCAATGAATGAGCCGATCAGATTTGCGGTGCTAGCCCAGTTTTTCGACGCCTTACCTGACGCGACATTGCGGTCGCGCTGATAAAGTTTGCGTGCGGGCTCGTCAAACTTGCGCGCGGCCTTGTACTCTTTTAGCAGGGCTTTTACTGACTTCGCTTCTGCCTGGCCTTCCGGGTCGGTGGGTTCTGGCACGCTGATATCAAGGTCGTCGCTGGAACTCGGTGTATCTGGCATGAAATATCCTCAGTTGATGCTGGCGATTGTGGACACAAATAAAGCTGCTGTCAACGATACTGAACACCCTTGGCAGATTTGTTTTCTTCATACTCCAACCACGCCCCAGTGAAAGGTTTGATACCCCCGGGCCTTTTACCTGGTAGCGGCGGCGCTTTAACCAGCTTGTCGACCATTCTGCCGAACAGTCCAGCAACGTCAAACTTATCATCAAAACGGCCCGCTGGCGCTGAAATACACTGGTCGACCAAGTCCTCAGCCCACGGTCTGTTGCGTGGCAACCATACCGCACCCGCACTGACCATTGCGCCGAAAGAAGTGCACTTGGCACGCTTGTCCTTTATAGAAGACAGCGTGCGCAAGTCCACATATGTGCCGGCGTCTCGCATCGCTTTGTTTATCGACGGGCGTACAGCTTTGTCGATCACGCCGCCTTCATTGCTCCACATCATAGGATTGTGCTGGGCGACCAGCCGAATGAACTCGGCAATTGATTTGTCCGTCTCAACCTGGCCACTCCACCAGTCAACAAACCAAAGCGCACCGTCGCTATCCATGCCAGCGACGCCATGCTCTGTCATGTCGCCGCCGTCAGCCGTTACCGCATAGTCCGACGCGCCATACATGTACATGTTCATAGGTTCTTCGCCGGGCGTGTACCAGTTGAAGTCTTCGCGCTTGAAGTCGCCTGCACCTTCTGGTGTGGGGCGTTGCTGGTACAAAGACGACCATGTGCGGCGTTGCTCACGCGTCGTGCCGTTCTCGTACATTTCCCAATGTTGTGGTGGAAACCAGTCAGTCCATAAATACTCGCCGGCTTGCCGCCCAAGCGGGTCGTCGCCGCGCTCAGCTTTTGCCGGAATGTTCAACACATACCACTGCATCCCGTCTTTACACTTCACCCAACCGCTACGCCCGTCGTAGTCGTCAGGCAAAATCTGACCCGCGAGGTCGAGTTCATGCCATCGTGTTTGTATCAAAATCACATACGCGCCTGGCAATAGCCGCGTCATCACGTCATCGTTGTAGCCATCGATTGTCTTTTGGCGAATGATCGGCGAATCCGCTTCCTCACGCCCGGCGACAGGGTCGTCGATTATAATGCCATGCGCACGGTTGCCGGTAATGCCCCCCAGGATGCCAGCGGCCAAAAACTCTGTTTTGTTGGTCAGTGACCAGTCGCCTACTGCTTCGCGATCGACAAGTACCGGCTCGTCCCACAAGTTCATATAGCGTTGCGACCGGCAAATCTGCTGACAGCGTCGGCTCTGTTTCTGTGCCAACTTGTCGTTGTATGAAGTCAGAATAATGCGACCATCGCCCGCGCGCCACAAAGCGGGAGCCCCCGGCGTCGTCTTCCAATCTGGTGGTGGGCGTGACGCATCCCACGCCGGCGCAATCACCGTGGCATATGACGACTTCGCACTTCCCGGCGGCGCCATGACCATCAACCGGCCAAACGGTGTGTTCATTGTCCGTTCAATATGATCGCAAATTAACGCGTGGTGCAGAGCCATAAGATCGCGCGCATCACCAAGTAAATCTTCGTCGGGACATAGCGCCTGCATCGGCGCGCCTGGTATGTCGATGTTCAACGCGAATGAGTGCAGTGACTTTTGCGAGCGTTTCCGCTTCAGCAACTCAATGAATACGTCTTCAGGGTTGCCTTTAGGCTTCATAAGTGTAGCGCCGTCCGCATTTGGCACACCGCTGCTCGCCTTTAGAACCAACAGCGTGCCAGTGGAAATGTGAGTGCACTACACGGCACCAGAAGTCTGACCAAGTCATGACTCGTCCTGCGTTGTGACGACAGACTTTTCAAAGCGCACACCGTCACGGATCATTTGCTGCAAGTCTTCGATAGACAGTGCTGCCACCGCAGTGTTGCCTTCGTTGTCTTCGACCTTCACTTCGGTACGTGACAACTTCGGCACACTGTACTCAATCATTTTCAGATAAAGCTCCATGGCAGACTTGGGGCCGTCGGTCAGCGCGATCGCATCAAGCCACTCTTGAACGCGCGTGACATTCTGCTGCGCGAGCTGCGCCAAAGCAAAACGTACCCGGCCCGTTGAGAGGCGTTGCAGTTGCTGTTCGCTAATCGATGTTGGCAGCGAGTTCTTGCGCGCTTTTGCCAACTCCTGTGGTGTGAGCGGTTTCGTGCGTAACATGGTTTCTCCTTTGCGCGGATTGTGCCGGCGGCGGCGTCTGATTGCAAGTGGCCTGGAATTATGAGCATTACGGTCAGCGCCAGCACACGAAGCGTGTAATTCTGGTCAGCCCGGGGCAGTTGGCTATTTAAATATGTGGAACGCAGTCAGCACGTATCGAATCGCAGCCAGCACGCAGCCAGCACGTATCGAATCGCAGTGAAAAAATATTTTTATATTTTGGATATCCACCTGAGAGGTAGGGGACCAGCCGGTGGTAGAAATGGTACCAAACGCAAAGTCGGGATACCCCCTGGTCAACATACCGCGACCCGCAGCACGCGACCCGCAGCACGCGCACCGCACACCGCATAGCCCACACCGCATAGCCCACACTGCGACCCGCATAGCCCACACCACAGCACCGCAGTACTACAGCACGCATAACCCCCTGGTATGAACAGCATAGTGCCCACTGCGGTGCGCAGGCTGCAGTCTGCTATGTGACCCACGGTATGCAGGCTGCAGCCTGCTGGCCTGGCTGTGCGGTTAGGGGATGCTGGCCTGGTTATGGATGCTGGCTATGGATGTGGGTTGTGCGATACGCAGCCAGCGGCATGTCGTAAAACTTTACGTGTAAGAAAATACGCGTTTAGCGAATCGCGGTTCACCAGGGTTTTTGCCACAACTACTGTCAGCTGGGACGCGCCACAAAGGGGTAGGGTTAAAACCCTATACCCCCGATTTGTGGCACCGCGAGTCGAAACATGCCACAAACATCCACAAGTAGTATTCCGTTACGTGTATAACTTATTGATATTCCTAACATCACTGTTGCGCGTATCATGTCAAGTCCGCAAATGTAGCGAGCAACGCAACAGGTACCTAAGTGTATGTTGCGTTGCTCGCTACATCTGTGGACTTGACACGCTACGCAACATGCCCATATACTGCGCAAAAGGAGTAAAACACCATGGACATGAAGCTAATTGAAGCCCTCGACCTTGCCGGCACCCTCTCGACGCGCCTGATAGACGGCACCACATATCTGATGATCGCAATAGACAGTATACCAGTGCCTGTCGTGCCACCTATGTCACGCGTACACCCCCTTGGTGGCACACAGCGGTTAATGATGAACGCCATTATAGTGTTGGCCGGGATTACAGGCATAACTGGCGCGCAGACCGTGTATGACAAAGCAATCCATGAAATGCCACCACCATTAACAGGTGACCGTGATCGCCGGCCCCAGACCATGCGGCGCGCGCTCGCGACGTTGCACGCAAAGGGGCACATCACGCTTGATGGGGACATCGTCAAACTAAATTCGTGATTATGGTAAGTCGTCCACATTTACGTGCAGATTGACGTATTGTGGAGTTTGAACCTTGGAGGGTAATCAAATGAGTAGGGAACTGGTAAGAGAGGCGCATCACGCGTCACAGCTGTTGCGCAAGACTGGCGACGAAAGCGCCGCCGACATACTTGAAGGCGTAGCACTTGAGTTAAGCGCGTGCCGCCAGGCGAAGACAAACGCACAGCGTGATAATCAGAGACTGGCGACACTGAACGCGTGTCAGGACGCCCTGATTGGTGAGCTGCGGGCATCTGTTAGCCAAATGGCGGATCAATTAGCACTGCATTCTGAAGGGGAAGGGTCATGAACTGGTACGTATTCGACAGCAAAGGCAAGTTACTGCACACCGCGACCAGCGAGTGGTCTGCGCAATCTTTCGTTGACCGTCTGTACGCTGACGAGTTGGGCATAACAATGTATGGAGTGGAGCAGGCATGATTATTTTCTATGTACTGTTTACGGCGGTATTCATTGGAGTCTTGCTTGCCCGATTTGGGGATTATAACTGGGAGATAGTCGGCGAGTTTACCGTTGCTGTCTCAGTAGTCATTATCTTTTTGATGACGCTGTATTTACCGTTACAGAGAATGGAGACACAAAGTCGCATTCATGAGTTTATCGCCATCGCTGAGACTTTAAAGAATGCGCGCGAACGTAGTGACGCAGCTGAAGGAGTTGCGTTTCGCTTGAAAATTGCTGAGGCAAATGCGTGGTTAGCCCGGACTAAATACTGGCGGACGACGACGTTTTATATCTACATACCCGCTGAGATTGATGACCTCAAACCTATACACTAACGGAGTAAGATAACTATGAATAGCCAAGACCGGAATACAATACTAGCCGCTTTGCGCGTTTATCAGGAGTGCGGGTACGGAGAGCCGTGCAACAGGCCGTTAGGAATTCATGAGATCGCGACGGACGGTGGTGACGAAACGTCGCTAAATGACGATGGTATTGACGACTTGTGCGGGCGGTTGAATGTTGTCGAGTGCCAGCACTGGGTGGCACGAGTTAGAGACTCAACTGACGATTATCGTGAAGTGCAATGTAAATACTTCGACGGCAACGAGTGTGAGGCCCGTGAGTATTTCATGACGCGTTGCCAGGACACCCTGCGGTATGCCACATCGCCGGCAGACCGTGAACGCTACCTTATTGTCATGGCTGCTAATCCAGTTATCATTCAGGACTTGAGGAAATGAGCGTCGGCGACCGCTTTCAACTGGATAGGTTTAACTTTGCGACTGGTGAGTACCTATGTATAAGTGTAAGCACCAATCGCATGGCACTCAGAGAACAAGCGTACAGTTCGAATTTGAAGTGCTGGCGCATATGGAATCGGACCAAGCGCGTTAAGCGTGATCGGCTTTTGCCACCAGCGTCGCGCATTGTGAAGACGTTTAACCATGCCACCCGCTTCAGCCTGGCACACCGCGCGAAGCGTGGTTCGTCACTAATGTATAAATGGAGTGATGAATGATTCACCTTCTTTTTGCAATTTGTTTAGCGTTCGTGATGCCACCACTTGGCGTCCCATATTTAACAATTTTGCTGGCTGTCCGCATTTGGGGCGTGCCAGCGGGGAGATCGATATGAACATGAATGAGTTTGACTTCGACGACGGTAACGGGCCTGTACCAGCACGCAAGCACGCGAATGGTAGGGGGTGGGTTGCAGACACAGCAAGGGTTGACGTGTCTGCATATGTCGGGCCCGACGCACGGGTATACGACAACGCACGGGTATTCGGCAACGCACGGGTATCCTGCGAAGCACGGGTATACG